CGCTGAAAACGAAATTGCCGCAACAGGTGATGCCGAGAAATTCCAGATCATCTGCGAGTGGACACTAAAGCCACTAGCACCGAAGGCACACGCCGCTGTGCTTGATTTGGACGGTACTGCCGCCTAAATAATCTATGAGAGGGGCGGTTCGCCGCCCCTTTCTTTTGCGAATAAAAACGATTATCACTATCATTTGCATAGGTGAGAGATGAAACGCCCCCTGATCACAGACCCCACGACAGGCAAAACCACTTATATTGAAAGCGATGCTGACGGTGATCATATCGTCACAGAGCAGAAATTTGACCCATTACTGCGTATTAACAAGCAGATGAACAATGACTGGCAATACGGTCAGATGCGTGGAACGCAGAAGCATATCCAGCACGTTGCCGAAATACCGAATGTATTGTATCATCACCTTTTGAAGACACTGGGCAAGCCTAGTGAAAACCCTAACGGATGGAAGCGGTGGCTCAACGACAGTGAGAACCGCGACTTTAGGACTGGTGGCGGCAACATATGAGCATTGGCACATACGCAGAATTGAAAACATCTATTGCTAACTTTTTAGCAAGGGATGACCTGACCGCGCAGATACCGGACTTTATCCAGCTTGCTGAAGGCCGGATGTCACGCGAGTTAGAAACACGCGAACAGGAAAAGCGGTCAACGGCTACGCTAACATCTGGCGATGAGTACATAGCCCTGCCGACAGATATGCGCGAGGTGCGTGAGGTTAAGTTAAACACGTCACCGCTAACGGTTCTGACCTATCACAGCCCAACGTCACTAGACGGCAGTTATCCCAGCGATGCCACTGGCAAGCCTCTGGGCTTCAGTATTATTGGGCGCGAGATGAAACTGCGGCCAGTGCCTGACAGTGCATACACGGCAGAAATCGTGTATATTGGATCATTGACGGCAATCAGTGACAGCAATACACCAACGCTGTTCCTGAGATCGCCTGATCTTTACTTGTATGGTGCATTAGCGGAAGCCTATGCCTATTTGCTCGATGAGCAGAGAGCCGCACAGTATGATCAGAAGTTCAGCCGTGGGATTGAGGAAGTTAGACGTGATGAGCAACGCGCCCATTATGGTTCTGGGTCATTGTTTATCAAGTCTATTTACAGCAAGCAAAACGCGAGTATGGAGTAAACTATGAGCGCAATGTCAGATTATCTTGAGAATGAAATTCTTGACCACATTCTCGCCACAGCAAGTTACACAGCACCAGCCACGGTGTATGTCGGCCTGTCAACCGGATCATTCGGTGATGACAATTCCGGCACAGAGCTATCCGGCTCTGGTTATGGCAGGATAGCGGCTAGCTTTGGCGTAGCGGCATCCGGCACAGCTAGTAATGATGCGGCTATTGAGTTCTCAGCCGCAACAGGTAGCTGGGGAACGGTCAGCCACTTTGGTTTGTTTGACGCTAGTTCATCTGGCAATTTACTGATTCACGGTGCGCTAACATCAAGCAAGGTCATTGAAACTGGCGACATCCTTAAAGTAGCAGTCGGTGACATGGACATCTCTGCTGACTAAGTGGAGTAAAGCATGGCCACTACTGCGCCACTTGATAAATTAACCGGAACACTTGATAGCCTAACTATCACGCTGGATACCATTGGTGACAAGGTTGACTGGACTGCCACAGCCTTGGATCACATGGATGGCTGGGGTGCTTTAGATAATTGGAACTATGGCACATTAGACAACCTAACACTAAGGGTGTTTGTTGCGGAAGGTTCTGCATCAACTGCATTAACAGCGCAATCGGCTTCTAACAGGGCTAGAACAGCCGCAAGTGCGGTATCAGCGGCAATCACACAGGCAACAACCGCAGGGCGCGTCAGACAGGCTTCTGCAACGGTTACAGGGGCTACAAGCATAACAGCGACAGCCCAGCGCGTCATGTTCGCCTTTGTCAGCGTACCGGTAGTGCAAACGGCTACTACAAGCGGCACACGCATCAGAACGGTTGAGGCAACTGCATCTGCATCTGTATCGGCAACAAGTAACTCAAACTTTGTAACGCTAGGTCAGGCACAGGCAGATATTGCTGTGACTACCATTACTGGCGCAAATGGTGTATTTTCTGGGGTGGGTGCTACTAGCGTGTCGTACTCAGGCCAAGCGGTTGCCGAGATACTTGGCGAGGCTTGGGTGATTGTAGATTTTGGCGATGAGGCTTGGACACCGGAAACAATCGGCAGTGAGGTCTGGGCAAATATCGCCGTAGAAAAAGAGGTCTGGTTACAGCAATGATTACTTTTGGGGAATGGCTACCTGACCAGCCGGACATGAATAACACTATAACCACCGCTAAGAATGTGATCCCAGCGGCACAGGGTTACAAGTCGTTTCCGCAGTTTATTGAGTACAGTGGCGCGGCAAGCGACACAATACGAGGTATATTCGCGGCAAAAGACAATGACGGAAATGCTGAATTATTTGCAGGTGATGCGACTAATTTATACAAGTTTGACACAACCGATAGTAGCCTAGCTGTTGTATCATCAACCACACACTCACTAGCAAACTCTGAAAAGTGGCGGTTTGTACAATTTGGCGAAAATGTGTATGCGGCTGGTGGTATTGGTGAAAGTATACAGGCTTGGCAAGTAGGCACGTCAACGCAATTTGCTGTGCTTTCAACAGATGCACCAAAGGCTGACTATATTGCTGTTGTGCGCGACTTTGTGTTTACGGCAAATATTGATGAGGGTTCTGGCCGGATACCATACCGCACAAGGTGGTCTGGGTTTAATACGGCAACTCACTGGACGGCTGGTACGAACCAATCTGACTTTCAAGACATCCCAGACGCAGGTGCTATCACTGGTCTTGTTGGTGGTGAATATGCGACTATCCTAATGGAACGCGCTATTGTTCGCGCCACTTACTCCGGCTTGCCATTGGTGTTCCAGTTCGACAAGGTGGAAACACAGCGCGGTTGTAAGTATTCCGGCTCAGTGTGCAATGTTGGCTCTGTCGTGTTCTTTTTATCTGATGATGGCTTTTACGCTTTTGACGGTCAGAAGACAACGCCTATCGGTGCTGAGAAGGTAAACGATTTCTTTATAAAAGATTTTAACTCAAGTTACGCCAAGAACATGTCGGCCTCTGTTGACCCACTTAATCAGATTGCTATTTGGTCTTATACTAGCACTCAGTCAACTACTGGCGTTCCGGACAAAATGCTGGTTTATAACTATGTGATGGGTAAGTGGTCACTGGTAGAGGTAAGCGCAAACTATATTGCGCCGTTCTTCTCATCAGGCTACACAATGGATCAGTTAGACAACATCAGCGCAACGCTAGATGGTTTGTCGTCAACGCTTGATAGTGCTTTATTCAAGGGTGGTGAGTTTTTCTTTGGCGGCGCATTAGGGGCAAAGCTGTACACGTTCACAGGTGATCCGCTTGCGGCAACCATTGAAACTGGTGATATTCCTCTTTCAGAGGGGAAGCATAGTATTGTGACAAGGGTATACCCATATCATGAAGATGGCACTGCAACTGTGCAAATTGGAACTAAGAATACTCCAAGTGGCACTACCACCCTTGGAACGGCGGCAAGCATGAACGATGAAGGCTTTGCTCCATTTAGATCATCAGGCCGTTACCACAGGCTAAGAATGAACTTGACAGGTAATTGGTCAACAGCACAAGGCATTGATGTCGAGGCTAGAGGGATTGGGCGCAGATGACCATTGAACAGCGTCAGACTAATTTCCGCACACTCAACCCAGTCACAGCCACCACGCGAGAAATCGCAGAGGTGCTAAACCGTACTATTGAAGGTGGTCTTAATAGCATTGGCTATGTAACATTGCCGTCAAATGAAACGCAAGTAACTATAAGTGAGCCGCGTTACAGCGTGGAAAGCCTAGTGTTTTTTACTGCAGTAGCGCATAATCCTTGGCATCATAACCCCTATGTCGATGCTACCAGTACAAACGGAACTATGGTGATTAACTTTGACAACTCAGGACATGAGGCTACCTTTGCATACCTCATTATCGGATGATTGGCAGAGATGCCAGCATTGGATTGAGGCCGCACTACCATATGCCAGTAACAGCCACCGGATCAACGATGTGTGGCTGGCGGTACAGAATGGCAAGGCACAGTTTTTTCCTAGAGAAAAGTGTGCTATTGTAACGGAGATAGTTGACTATCCGCGCAGAAGCGTATGTCGTATATGGCTTGCTGGTGGCGACTTGGATGAGTTAATTGAGGCCGAAAAAGACATTGCTCAGTGGGCTAGATCAATCGGCTGTAACGGTATGGAAATTATTGGCCGTAAGGGTTGGAAACGTAAGTTAATGGACTATCAATCGCAGTCCACAGTTTTTGTGAAGGAACTATGATATGAGCAAGGGTGGCGGTTCTACAAGAACCATTACACAGCAAACAGCCGCACCAGAATACGCACAGCCGTTCTTGGAGTACGGTCTGTCAGAGGCACAGCGTCTGTATGAATCACCAACACCACAATACTACCCAGAAAGCACCGTTGTCGGCTTTTCTCCGGAAACGCAGATGGCACTAGGCGCAATGCGTCAACAGGCGGTATCTGGCAGTCCATTCATACCAGCCACACAAAATGTAGTGATGCAGAACCTGATGGGAACTAACCCATTACAGTCAGCGGCGTTTAGACCAGTGGTTGAGCAAGTTGAATCACAGGCCGCTAAAGCCGGACGTTACGGCTCTGGCTATCAGCAAGCGGCAGTAGCACAGGCACTTGCCCCATATGCGTATCAAGCCCAGCAAGCCGCTATCCAGCAAGCACCTGCGGCTCGTGAGTTTGGCTTTGCTGATTATGGCACGCTTGGTGAGATTGGTGCTGTTCGCGAGGCACAGGCTGGCGCAGAACTAGCGGCAGATATTGAACGCTTCCAGTTTGAGCAAGCCAGACCAGCGTCAAAATTAGCAGATTATCTAACTATGGTTTCTGGTGGTTCTGGTGCATTGGGTGGTCAGACAATCACGCCACAGTTTAGACAGCCAGCACTAGGCGCACTTAGTGGCGGTCTAGCTGGCGCACAACTAGGTCAGGCATTTGGCGCATCAGGGGCTAGTGGACTTGCACCATTCGCCATTGGCGGCGGTTTATTAGGGATGATGGGCTAATGGCTAACGGATATCAGTTTCCTTATGGGTTTCAGCAGGGCAACATACTTGCCCGACAAAGACCTACTGCCACAAGTTTTTTTCAGGCGGCTCAACAGGGTAAATTTGGATTGCCTAAGCCATTCGAGCCGCAATCGTCTATGCTTGCGCCAACTATGGCGGCTATTGCGTCAAGAACTACACAGCCACTATCGACACCAACGAGTGTTGCGATGCCAACTGCGCCACTAGCAAGAACTAGCAGAGTGCCAGCACCACTGCCACGCCCAGAGGGTATGCCGCAGGTCGCACCAAAGACACCTAGCGGTTTAGATCAGTTAAGAGCCGCACAACTGCGTATGCCAGCAAGAGGCACACCAGCCGATGCTGGACTAAGGGCGGCGGCTTCAACAGGCTTGCAATTGTCAGGATATCAGGACAGACCGATGACACTTGGTCAGGGTCTAGGCGCGATGTATGGCGCATATACAGAGGCTGAACAAGCGGCGGCACAGCGTCAGGCAGATGCTCAACAGCAAGAAATAGCTAATCAGCTTGCTTATTTGCAGTTGCAACAAAAAGCGATGCCAGATGTGTCAAAGGCACGTCAGGCGGCAATAGACATAGGGCTTGATCCAGATTCCCCAGAAGGACAGCAGTGGATGAGGGAATTTCTCATGAAGTCTTCTGGTGGTGTTACAGTTGAAGCACCTAAGACTGAATCTGCTTATCAGGCTGAATTAGGTAAATATGCAGTAACTCGATTACAGGGATTGGATGAAGAACTTACGAATGAGCAAACAAATATTATTCCGCGCCTAAATCTTATTGAAGCCGCCATTGAGGGTGGGGTTGAAACAGGTGCAGGTTCTGGGTTCTTCTTAGATGTTAAAAGAATAGCAAACGCAATGGGCGTTTTGCCTTCCAATCAAATTGATGAATTGGGCGATCAAGAACTTGTGCAAAAAACAATTTCCTATCTTATTCCGCGATATAGGGTAGCAGGATCAGGCTCAACATCTGATATGGAAATTAATCTATTTGCGGCGGCTGTTCCTAGTCTATCTACATCAACGCAGGGTAACTTAATGCTTATTAAGGGCATGAAGCAGATGTCACGGTTTAAAAAACAGTATCGTGATGATTATATGGATTACTTAAGAAGAAACGAAGGCGATCCAACAGGGTTTGAATTAGAGTTTGAGCAAAGTGGTGCTTCACCGTTTTATTCGCCTGAGAGCAATGAGGAATTGAACGCTTTGGCTGAAAAAGGGTTTATTCAAGAGGGCGATATTTTTTATGACAATGTTAGCGGTGGCTTTCAGATATATGGGTAGTTAAATGGCTAAAAAATTAGGCGAAGATTTACAGTATAGTCAGGGCAGAAAGCGCGACTGGAAGCAAGTCCTCACTGATGTGGCTCGTGAGGTCGGTGCTGGCATGATGTTTGGCACGCACGATGAAATTAGTGCGTTTCTGGTTTCATTAGGCTCTGATAAGTCATACGGCGAAATCAAAGAGATAATTGACAAAGACAGGGCGGCTTTCCAGCAGGAAAACCCAGCCGCCGCTATGGGTTGGCAAATGCTTGGAAGCCTTCCATCAGCCGCGCTAACTATGGGTCAAACGCTACCAGCAACTGTAGGTAAATCTGCGCTTGGTGGTGCTTTGTATGCTGGTGCGGAATCTGACTTTGACCCTGCTACCACCTTAACAGGCGCATTGCTTAGTGGTGGCATGTCACCATTAACGTATATTCCACCATTTAAGGGTGTTCCGCAAAGCCCAATGGCAGAGCCAATGAAGAAGATGGGTGTGCCTCTGACAATTGGCCAGCAGTCCGGTGTCAAAAGTGGCATGGGTCAATTTGAAGAAGCATATGCCCAAACCATGCCGTTTGTTGGGTCTATCGTGCAAAAGGCTAGAGAACAGGCAAAGGTTCAGTTTAATCGCGCCACAATTAACGAAGCATTGCGTCCACTAGGTGTAAAAGCACCGGAAAACTTAGAGGGCAACCAGCTATATGCTTGGGCAAATAAAACCCTTAACGAAGCCTATGATAAGGCTTTAAGCCCCATGAAACTACAAGGCTCACAGGTAGGCGGTGACTTGTCAACTGCATATAATAATTCATTGAAGGGCTTGGATGTCGCCCCTGAGTTCAAGACTACTGCCGCTACTGAAATGAGTAAAATCATAAGTGATTTAAAACGATTCGGTGGTAGTGGCACTGATATTAAAAGGATTTTATCCGATATAGACGACAAGACAGCATTGTATCTGTCTGACCCTAATGTAAACAGTCAGAAAGTTGGTCAAGCTTTTGAGCAGTTTGGCGATGACATTGTTGCGTTGCTGGCAAAGAATAACCCAGACAGCGCACAGGCACTAAGAACAGCAGACAGGGCTTTTAAGCGATATCTGCCAATACGAACAACTGTGCAAAAAGTGGGTGTGCAGTCCGAAACATTTGGTGAAGAAACATTTACGCCGTCACAGTTACTAAGCTCAATTACAACAGGTGATAAAACAGC